TTAGCTCCACCAGCTTGTAAACCAGTTAATTGGGTTAGCATAATATTTAAAACCTTCCCAAGCTTCATTAATGTACTTTTTAGTACGTTGAGTCCATGATTGAGAATCATGAGCTAGTAGTATCTTTGATTCTTCTTCACCTTCATAGAATCTATTTCCTTCATTCATATTTTCGACAGATTGTGATATCGTACCATCTATTGGGACTTCCAATAATTTTTGCGTTATAGGAATATGGAAAACTTTAGTAGTGATGTAACCATGTCCATCGTCGTAGACTCTAAAAACTATTCTATCTTTTTCGCTTAAACCTTCCTTAAATTCGACACTATAATTCCCCCACTGATCAGCTCTATTCTTTCCCAAGTTTATAACTCTAGGTTCACAACTTATAGCGTGATTAATTCTAGAGTTTGAGATTTCTAGGTTGCTACAGGGGATTTCAATTTTTTTCTCTTTTTCCATCAAAGCATTCTTAGTAGGTTCCTCTTTGTTTTCAGAACTCAACTCAGTATATATATATCCGTACGGCATATTGGGAAGATTTAGATTGATTTTAGTATCTCCTGTTTTAAACTCTCCGACCACGATTTCATTGGAGTCTTCTCCATCAACTTCAAAAACTTTACTGTGACTATTCTCTACAGATGTAGATACAGCATTATCTTCTTCCTCCGCCTTCACATTCGTGGCTAGACCTACAGCGAGCAATGCAGTAGCTAAAACTAATTTCTTTTTCACTATATTCTCCTTAAAATTAAATATCAAACTTTATAATACCAGTTAATCAGTCAAAAAATCCACTCTACTTTTTGACATTTTATGTCTAATTTGACCCGCCAAGTCAGATTTGCAAACGATACCAAGTGATTTTCTTCTAATCATTATTTTTTAGCGCCCCGTCCCTGTAAAATTCCACAAACTCAAGCAAGGCTCTTTTCTTAGATTCATAATACCAGCTTTGACTTCTATTAAGTTCTTCCATAATGTCCTGTTGAGTTTTTTCCTCACTGATCAAGTAACACTCAATCAGTATTTGTCTATATTCTACTTTAGACAGTTGATTAATGGCATACCTAATAGCATCTAGTTCCTCTAGGGCGCATTCTCGGCTTATTTCAAGGTGTTTTCTGCGCGTGGGATGGTACTCTATATCAAACTGGTAAAGCTCGGTATAAGTTAAATCAAGGCTATTAGCGATACGTTGCCATCTATGAAATTCTTTCAGCTTACGAATAGCGTTCTTCTTGCTCATCTAACACCTCTAAAGCTTCTCTATGTAGTTTGAACACAATGTTTCTTGAGTAACCTAGTTTATCGAGTATCTCGTCCCATGATAAGTCATCCACGTATCTAGCCTTAATAACAGCTATCTGTCTCTCATCTTGGAGCGTGGCGATCATGGCTAGTCTCTTATCACGTTCTTTAGCTAAATATAAGAGTTGTTTAGCTGTACCTTTTTCGATATGTCTTATTGCTTCAGGATTATGAAAAGCATTTATCAGCTTGATGTCTTTATCTCGTTGTTCCTCAAATAAGGTTATTAAAGCGAAAAGTGGTTTCAATTCTTTAAGTTGTTCTTTAGCGCTCATGGTCTTTTCTCCTGGTTATGGTATAATTTATTTAAGCTTAAATTTAACCAAGGGGGCGTTCGTATGGACGTCTTTTTGTTTTGTTCGTTTTGTAAACTAGATATTTTTTGTAGTACTTCGCTTTTCGCTTCTAAAATCGTTTCTAAGCACTTTTTAGAGTTTATAGTATAAATAACTTAGTAGCTAGAAGCGCTAAAACAATGTTTTATTTTAGTCTTAGATGGTTATTCTTTGTGGCAGGGTTATGGGCTAAAATGAGATGTCAAATCCTTTCCTATCAAGCTTTTTAATCTTCGTCAAAAATTTCAAAAAGGGAATTTTTTGCACGGAAAAGGGCGCGTTCTTAAGTTTCCGAACAATATAGCCCCGTTTAAAAATGAAGGGGGTAGTTTCCGAATATTATAGCCAGTACCTGTCACCCTTATCCATATAGTAATGAAATCTTCTCCAGTGATAAAGGTATTTGGTTAATCTCATGTACTTTGGACGTTTAGGAAAGTCATCACGACTATAATATCCATGAATGTGTCTTGCTTCTGGATTTACTTTCAAACACTCTTTAAAGGCTAATTGCCAATAGTAGCAACAGTCTGTCTTGCTTCGATTGAGCGTGGCTTGATGAACCTTCTGACAAGAACCACAAGCAAAGGCATGAGAAGCCTTAAATAATTTCCGACAACGTCTCTCACAGTCAGGACACACGAAAAAGTAACGTTTACCACCATAAGTTCCTGGAATCGTTTCAAGCAATAGGCCTTGACCATTGTAGTGAATCACTAGCCCATCTAAGTCTATGCGGATAGCTTGGTCACCTATTGATCCTGTAACTCTTGTCTTCCCCTGTGTCTTCATTGGTTTAATGATATTTTCAATAGATAGTTCTAACATTCTTTCTCCTTAAAACTCAAACAACCCAAAACTATTGATAAAACGACAAAAAGAGGGAAAACCCTCTGAATGTCTATTTAACGAGTAACTGACCTTCAACAACCATATCATACAAATGGTTAAAGGCTTGACTGATAGACTCAAGGATGGCCCCTAAGTCTTCTGGCGTCATCTCTTTATAATTCATAGAGAGGTGTTCAGCCAGTTGGTTGTGATCGGAGATGAAGGCTATAAGTGTGTCTCGATTATTAACTTTCCCTTGAGTACTTTTAGATAAAGAAACCACGCGCTGATGATCAAGTTCTTCATCCGTCATATCCTCAGATTGGTTGTAATAGTCCTTGAAACTGTCACAGATACGCTTGAAGACCTTGCTTAACTTTCTGTCTTCGGCATATTCTAATACTAATTGATTAGCATGACCACCTTGGTCATCATTGTGATAAGTTGCGTCAATCACTGGTTGCTCATAGGTCCCAGTCATATAGCCTAAAATAGCATGGCAGGCTACTTGTGCGGTATCAAAGTCTTTAAACGTGTAGTGGAATGTGAATGTCTTTGGTGTGTCTGAAAATGTTCTCATGCTATTTCTCCTTTGTGATTGCTATAATGTCTGATAAATTGATGATGGCAGAAGGACATGCTACCCGGTTTGGTTGTTGGCCAGATAAAAGATATTTGATCAACTCATCATAGAGGGTGCGGTCTCCTTGTATGGTGATGGTGTTGCCACCTCGTGTGTGTAATTTTAGTTTCATATCAGTTACCTGTACAAGACCAATAAAGAAGTTGTGGTACCCATATCTTCATAATTGCCATAAGTGGCTTCTTGGAATTTAATGTCTATCACAGATACCGATAGGGTAAAGAGATTGACCCGATATTCAAAATCATCTAGTGATTCATTGTGTTTTTGATAAAATAGTTTGATTTTCATTATATAACCTCCGAATTTTATACGTTTTATACGTTTGGTTTTTCAAACGTATAAAATTTAAAGTCAGTCGTATCAAGGGTTTAAGTTTCTTTTTATACGTTTTATACATTTTATACGTTAAATTTAAAAAGTGTATATAAGGATTTTATAAGGGCTATTTATTAATACTCTATACGGGAAATTTTTAAAATAACGTGTTAAACGTGATAAACGTATAAACCCCTTGATATGACTAGGCTATTTCTTTATACGTTTAATTTTTTAAATGCTAAAACGTATAAAATGGCTAAGTTTTCTTTTGCTTTTTGTGCGTCGGCCAATGATTGTAATATCCACGTTCATTCTTTGGCTTTTTCTGTTTTTCGGGTGATGCTCTACCGTTAGCGTAAGATGCGCTAGCAAACAGAGGTAGATCTTCTTTAGGATAAAAACCTGTATGGAGCTGTCGGCCTACTGGTATGACCTTCTGGCCTGCTTCAAACCCTTCAGGAAGATTGCTTTTGATTTCTTTATGTAACCCTCTTTCTGATTTTATTTGTTTGATGTCATAGTATTCTAAAAAGCCTTTCCAAACATGATAGACAAAGCTATTAGGAATAAATTCGCTGGTGAGCTCATCCGTGAAGAACTTAGAAACGAAGTCAATAACTGGGTTCATCTCTTTATGGTGTTCTTCCAGTATCTCAATAGATGCTTTTGGATTAATGTCAGTGATTGGTGTTTCAATCGCTAGCTTAAGTAAGTACTCAAGAACTTCTTTGCGATTAATATAATCATTTCTGATAGCTTTGTTGGGCTTTCCTTTAAATACTTTGGTAAAAGGTAAAATCCTAAAGCGTCTATCAATGGCGGACTTATCACCGTTCATCCGTGGTAAACCGTTGGAAGATTGTACCACAGTCATGTTTAAACGGATACTATATGGGCGTTTCCCCTTGTCCTCAATCGTCATAATGTCACCCGTGGCTAAACTAAATATATCAGACGTATCTTTGATAACCGCGTCTTTTTGAATATCATCACCAATTACAATGGATTTCCCTAGAAGTATCGAAGTAGTAAAGCGACTTTTTGCTAGCTCTGTTATTTTAAGGCTTGCCACGTTATCCATACCCACTAAATTAATGAGTAATTGCTGAAAAGTCCCTTTTCCTGTCCCACCTTCACCGAATAACCAGAAGATTTTCTGTAAGGATTGACCTGTGATGCTAGCTTTAATAATCTGAATAGCAAGGTTATAAAGTTCGGCGTCACCGTCAAACAATTCTAAGAGCCAAGCAGTAGGTTTCCAGCCCTTTATTGTGGGTTCTTTAGCTTTCTTATTGTAACCCGTCTTAATTTTACGAGTGACGGTTATATCTGGAGTTAATTTTTCAAATTGACCAGTTTTATAATTGTAGAGCTGATTTCCGATAACTGTATATTCTCTTTGAATCTCCTTCAGTTGACTTTGCCTAGCAATTTTGTAAAGTGTGTCAAAAGCTTGTTTTTCAGTCGCGTTTGGGAAAATAACTGAAATGAGATCTTGTAAAAACTCATTGTCTTCTAGCCAAACCCCGTGATCAGGATGAAAAAAGTAAAGTGGGGCTTTTTGTCCTTGAGCTTCAGGTTTAACTCGAATAAAGCGGAGATAGTGTTTGAGCATAATAGCCACGCCCAAAGGTGTTTTAGGTAAAGCTTTTTCACTGGCTTCTTGTCCTTTTTCTTTAGCTAATTCTTCATGTTGTACCTCGGTCAATCTACCCGCTTTTACGTTCTCAAGGTGTTTGCTATCAGCCATAACGCCATCATAGGCAATCTTGAAAGCTTCATCTTTCATCTCTTGACATTCCTTGATAAGCTGACCTCTAACACCTTTGAAAGTGCTGAAATATTTATCTTCATTCTCACGCGCTTCAGTGATTTCATTTTCTAAGTTTTTCAAATCTTCTTGCTCTATGGTTCTACCCTCTCTTTCTGTATTCTGCTTTAGCAATGCTGGTAAACGTCCTATCTATCTCATCAATGGGTAGTGGCTTAGTTGTCACGCTATTAGCTATTTGTACCAGCTCATAAGCCGTCTCTAAATCACAATCCACCCATTTATTAAATAGCAAGCCAACAAATTTAGTTAAGGCCACGTTGCGCCCGCCTTCGTCTCCAAAACCATTAAACAAGGTATCTATGACCTTCATGGTAATAGAACGCTGACTTCTAGGGCGTGGCGTGTAAGTAGTAACAACTTGTCTGTTTGGCGTGCTACCATTTTTAGGAACAGGATAATCAAGACCATGGTTCACATAGCGCTGATAGTCCTCTGGGTCGCCTGTTGTAACGGGTAAGCCTTGTAATTGCGACCAGGTAAGACTAGCTAAATCAAAAGGCAGTCCAATCTTATCGGCTATCTCCTTGACCACTTGTTTATAAGTTGCTTCAGTCATCACGTCACTAGGCTTCATGACAAGGCGATAACGGGGCTTCTCGGGGGTGTGTTTAATCGTTGGATAAATAATATAACTATACTCCCAAAGCGTCTGAGAAACGATTTTAGGTAGGTTGACGCCTGTTTCTATCTCGTCATAGTCAAGAAAAATCAAATCGCGATAAACTAAACTAGCATTATTGCGCTTATAGCTACCGTTTTTCTCTGCTGTGACCTTGCCACTTAGGCAGTAGGGGGCTTGTGTTCGCTTGTATTCTTCAATATCAATATCCTCAGGCGGTTTCAAAGGCCTAAACTGAGCAATATAGTCAAATGGTTCTAAAGGTCCTTTGTAGGGGTACAAATAAGAGCTAAAGCCTCTTGCTTCATAAATAGCCATCTACACATTTACCCCCAAAAAGATAAGAATATCACTGACCTTGTAATAATGTTTCCTGGTGTCTTCTAGTGGTGGTTGGTATCGTCTTAACCCAGCATTTTCCCACCGTTTTAGGGTTTTACCTTTGATATTTAATTCCTCTTTGACTTGTTCGGCCGTGATCAACCCTAAAACTCTTGGTTTAGGTTTCTGGTAGGCTTCCAAAAAGCGATTAAAAGCGGTCAGGTTTTGTTCTAAGAGTTTGGCTTCATAATCTTGACTAAATAAGCTCATACCTAACCTCCTTTGAGTAATTCCTTATAACTGGTTAAATCGGCATTCAATAAGACACTTAGGCGTTCTTGTTCCTTTTGTACTTGGTTGTAAAAGGCTTTAGCACCGTCTAGCAATTCTTCTTTGTTAGCTGGGATAAAGTAACCACGATTGAATCCGTGCCTAATGCCGATAATAGGGACGTTATAGCGCGTGATTAAGCTACTGATGATACTTTGGACGGAGCGTTCTTCAAGTTTCAGTATTAAGCTAATCTCTGCCCCTGTAATGGGGTTGTCTGCTCCAACCTTGATCAGATTAAGGACACGTCTATAATTCTCTGGTAGTGTCATTCAGTTCCTCCCTAATTGTAATAATGGTTCTGTGCTTGAATATAAGCCCCATAGTTTGCGTTCTTAGGTGGTTTAGGGATTTGGGTATCTTCTGGTAAATCAATGTCTATTAATGACTTAGAAAGGCTAAGAAGAAGCCCTAAGAGACTTAAAACAAAGAATAGAATAAGCGTCTGTGTTGGTGTGAGGTTAAGTTCTTGCATGGTTACAACTCCTTTCTGTATTTACGTGTCGTCTTATCATGGTCAGAAATAAGGCACTTCAAAGCGCTACAACTCGTGTTTATAATTGCACTAGTTGTTTCCTTACTATATTCTTGAGCAGCCAAATCTAGGACATCTAGAATATCCATAAGTTGACCGCAAAGACCTTCATAATCTACCAAAATGTCGTTAGCGATTTCATTTAATTGTTTAATGCTTTTCATGCCGATACCTCACTTAAATAAGTTTCTAGTTCCCCTGAGTCTTTCTCTGAACAAGGTAAACCGTTAACGGCTCTAAAGACAATCTCTGTGGTTCGTTGATAGTCTAAAGCGTCCCATGCTTCTTCAAAGCTGGTGGCACTTTTTCTGAATTTAATGACGTACTCTGTCATAACGTTAGCAATAATTACCCAAGCAATATGTTGGTTATATAGTCGAGTGAAATAGACTTCAGCTTTATCTTTGCTGAGTTGGCGATTTTTGAACATTTCTAGCTGTTCAGGAGTGTATCTATCTTTTGAAAAAGGATTTGTTTCTACTCTATATTTCATTATGTTTTTTCTCGCTTAATTATTATTTTCTGTGTAGTGTTTTTATTGATTGCTTGTTTCTTATACTAGATTCATGCTAGTTTTAAGGGGTAGCTCCCTACGTATGGTCAAAATAGCTTCAATATGCTATAATTTAAGATATAAAACCCCTTTAATAATAGCTTGCCTGCTTTATTAATTGAGTTTAGTTATACTAGTTGAAGGCTTGGAAGTTTGGTCGCTGTCAAAGCCTTTTTTGTTGTTTTCACGCGCATTGTAGCGTGTTTTTTAATGCCATTGTCTTAATATCTTGATAGGTAAAATTAAGATTGATAAGAGCGATTGCCATATCTTCTAAAGCGGTGTACTGTGCTAGCTCAATTGAGTTTAAGCAGTCAATACCAGAATAACCACCTCTGGTTGCTTTTAATTGCTTGCTATTCTTACCAGTAACAGCTTTAAGCAATAGATTGTACACAGTCGGATAAGCCATTTTAGGCGCGTGTTCCCATGTCTTGATAGCTTCATTAAGTGTTTTTCGTTTAGGAGCTTCAAGAGAACGCTGTAACCTAATTTGAGTGAGTTCTTCTCGCATTTCAAAGAATGCCTTGACTAGGTTCTTTTTAAACTCTCTGACTGGTTCGGTATTTCCTAGATAGGTAACTAATAAAGTCGCCTGCTGTTCGTTTAAGTGATAAATTCTTCTAGGTCGTCCGCCTAGTGAACCTTTTTCAGGTTTATGGATTTCAAATGACAAAACCCCAAACGCTTCTAAATCCTTTTTATGCTTATCAATCAGCTTTCTAACTGAAATAATGTCAATTTCAGCATGTTCAGCTATAATGTCGTGTGTGGTGTACGGCTCTTTCTTACCGTCCATGTAAACAATGTTCATTGTGTGTCCTCCTTTATCCATAGAGTTCCGTTAGTTCTTTAAAATACTGATCAGGAATTTCATCCATAGCCACTTGTTGTAATTGAATGGCCTTTAAACGATTGGTGTCGCTAGCAGTCGGTTTATTAATAATTTCAGCCGTTGCCTGTACTTGCTTGAAATACTCTTCAAGCTTAAGTTGCCTTCCTGCGGAAACTTCTTCGGATATGGCTTTTCTGTTATTGATAATTTCAAAGGTATCAATTTCACCGTTTGCCATGGTGTAAGCAATGTTATTTCGATACCGCCAAGCTGCCAGCCTAAGCTTGATGTCTTTTTCAGACCAATCGGGAAGCCGTTCAGCAATCAGCTCTAGGCTCATTGTTCCTGTATCGTCAAATATCTGATGTAATAATTCTTGTGTAAATGGTGTTCTAGCCATTTGTTATTTACCTGCCTTTCTTAATCGGTGATAGCTAAGAAGTCGCTAACAGTTTGATTAGCGAGCTGTGCTATTCTTAATAGACTGTTTCTATTCGGGAGGTTTCTTCCTTTCTCCCAATTATTAACAGTACCTTTAGAAGTGCCAAAGCGTTTTCCGAATTCCTCCATAGTTTCGCCTAAGTTAAGGCGAATAGTTTTGATTTTGTCACCCACTGTCATTTCTTGCCTGCCTTTCTAATTAATGAAGTACTATTATTTTCGTACTTTTTTACCTAAAAAAAGGTTATCAATAGTGACACCGTACAAAGATGATAATTTTTGCAATAGTCCTAAAGAAATATCGGAGCTATCTTTTTCGTACTTTGAAATAGTTTGGGGATTTTTCCCAACCGCTCCAGCTACTTGTTTTAAAGTGTAACCAGCGTTGATTCGGGCAGCTTTTAGTGTAATTTGCGTCATGTTTTCAACTCCTTTCTAAAAAGCTATGGCTTAATAGTACTATTATTTTCGTACCAAGTCAATGATTTTTGTAGAAAAATATTAAAAAAATAGTACTTTTAGGTTTATTTGTGTTAGAATTAATTCAGATACAAAAAGAAAGGGGTAAGAGAAATGGCTAAAAATAGTCCCCAAGATTTAATAAATAGAGAAATTTTCTCAACAAATCTCAACATGCTTATGGCTAAAAAGAATATCAAACAGATAGATATTCACAACAAACTAGGAATACCTAAGAGTACGATAACTGGCTATGTTAAAGGTCGTTCACTCCCAACTGCTGGAAACGTTCAAAAGCTGGCGGACTTCTTCGGAGTTCTAAAATCAGACATTGACCCCCGTTTTGATTCTAATAATATTGAAACAAATAGTAATATTATCCCATCAACCCTACAAAAAGTAACATCTACTTTATCTCAGCTAGAACACAAGCGACAATTAAACGTCCTTGATTATGCTGAAACACAATTAGAACAACAAAACACAGTAGAAGAACCACAAGCCACCTACTACACTTACAATTACTACGACCACGCAGCTTCAGCTGGTACAGGTCAGTATCTAAATGATGTACAAGTAGAAACAATTGAATTACCAGTCGATTACGACGCTGATTTTGTCATACCGGTTTATGGCGATTCTATGGAACCCGAATACCATTCTGGGGACTATGTATTTATCAAACTATCTATTAACCTGTCAGATGGTGATATAGGAGTTTTTGAGTATTACGGTGATGCTTATATCAAACAACTTGTTATAAACGATTCTGGAGCGTTTCTGCATAGTCTGAACGACAAGTATGACGATATACTCATAGATAGAGATAGTGATTTCCGTATTATCGGAGAAGTTATTGGGAGTTTTACATCTAAATCATGACTATCTGATACCCACGCGCCGAATTCCACTATTTTCCACTAATTTTGGTTGCTTTACCTTTAAGGACTCGCATTTTGCTCTTTAAGACAGCCGAAAAGTCCGATTTTCTGAATACTATACGCTAAAAATGCCAACTGATTTTAGAAGCTGTCACAACGGAAAAAGTAAATTAATAAACGACCGATATATCAAGTTCTTTAAGTGAATTTACCGAGCGTTTTACAACTATTGAAATAGGTTGACGTATTATGTCAGTACGTGCCAACATTTTCCAGCATTCCGAAATGCGACCATGTGTTCGTGTTTGGGAGTAGTAACCTTCTATTCTCTAAGTTCGCTCGAAGTTCAGCATTATGCGCGTGGAATAAAATTAGCTACCTTACTGTAACCTTACCGTTACCGCTCATTTTATGACCTGTTCAATTTTCATGTCTAAATGCCAAGTTTATCATCTTTACCTACGCGCAAATACCTTGATACGCCTTTAATTTTCTTTAATTACAAGACCCTCAAAACTTGACAAAAATTGAGGTATAATCTGAACTTTTTGTCGGCGGTAATTAAAAAAACTATCTGCGCGTGATCAGTGGTTGCATAAAGCATTATAAATTCTTGCATAAAATTATTTTTATTCATTTTGGTAATACTAAGGAATGTTAAGAGCGCTAAAGACTATACTTTCTAACTATACCCTTTGACTTCTTTATCAAACAAAGCTATAATGGACATAGAAAAAGGAGATTGCGCAAACAATCTCCTGTGGTAACACCGTTTAAGACGGCAGCCTTACCGTATTTGTTTATATTTTCTATAAACCGTCCACGATTGGCTAAAGTGTGGGACGGTTTTTCTATTTGTTCTTGTTATTCATGATAGCTACTATCAGAGTACCGAAGGCAATCATCAAAGTAAGCGTTTCATAAACTGACAAACCTTGTCGTCTCCTTTCTTTTGGTTTCTGTGACTTACATACATAAGCACCACCTCCAGACATAAGGCTACGACTACCGTCTTTTACTTTGTTACGAGGTTTATTATATCATAGGGACAGACATTTTCAAGAGCTCGAATCTATGTAAACCTTGACCTAGTTTTTAGACATGCAAAACTTCTTCTGAAACTCTCTATACCTTACAAAACCAAACAAAAAAGACCCCACGCCCGCAAGGTCTTAAAAAGACTAATATTATACCATGATTTTCTTTTATAATATTTCGGATATTTACCCGATACCATTATTATATCATGATATGAACTAATCTAAAACCCTTTTAATAATAGCTTGCCTGCTGATGGAAAGGTTTATGATCATGAAAATAACAGAACATAAGAAGAAAAACGGTACAATCGTTTATCGTGCTAGTATTTATCTAGGCATTGACCAAATGACAGGTAAGAGAGTAAAAACCAGTGTCACAGGGAGGACACAAACAGAGGTCAAACAAAAAGCCAAACACGCGCAGTTTGACTTCCTATCTAATGGATCTACAATACATAAAGAAGCACAGATTAGGAATTATCAAGAGTTGGCAGAACTATGGCTAAAGAGTTACCAACTCACCGTTAAGCCGCAGACTTATGAAAGCACTAAATTGCTACTTAAAAATCATATTCTGCCCGTTTTCGGTAATATGAAGTTAGAAAGGATAACTCCTAGCTTTGTTCAACAATTTGCCAATAAACTAGCACACACCTTAGTAAACTTTAAGGTTGCTTGTTCTATTAACCGTAGGATTCTCCAATACGCGGTACTATTGCAACTTATTCCCTATAATCCAGCTAGGGAAATCATTATCCCTAAAAAGCAAAAGAAATCAGCCGATAGGGTAAAATTTATTAATCCTCAAAATCTAAAAGCATTGCTCGACTATATGGAAACATTAGCACCAGCCAAATATCAATATTATTATGATAACGTCCTTTATTGCTTTTTGTTAGCCACTGGTTGCCGTTTTGGTGAAGCGGTAGCTCTCGAATGGTCTGATATTGATTTAGAAGCTGGTACCGTTAGTATCTCAAAGACGTATAACCGACAAATCAATCAAATCAGCACACCCAAGACAAAATCCGGTAAGCGTATCATTAGTATTGATAACAAACTAGCCCTACTGTTAAAACAATATAGGAATAGACAAAGATTAATTTTTATAGAAATCGGTGCGCGTGCTCCTAAAGTTATTTTTGCTAGTCCAACCCTAACATACGCGAGTAGTGACGTTAGATCAAAAGCATTAGCACACCGTTGCAAAGAAGTAGGCATCCCTCGCTTCACCTTTCACGCTTTTAGACACACTCACGCTAGTTTATTGCTGAACGCTGGTATTAGTTATAAGGAACTACAACACCGATTAGGTCACTCCAATATCAAAATGACCTTAGACACGTACGGACATATCTCAAAAGAAAAAGAAAAGGAAGCTGTTTCCTATTTTGAGAAAGCTATAAATAACCTGTAAGTCCACAAAAAAGTCCACAAAAATAAAAATAAGAAGACCAAAACCGCTCAAACACTTGTTTTATAAGGGTTTGTAACAACAGTAAGTAAAGTTACGCTGTTCTCACTTACTAGATAACCGATTAAACGAGCTCTGGCTCGTTTTTTCATAAGGAGATGTACCT